CCCCCGCCCCATCGGTCTCAATGGGCACGACGTGCCGTTCAGCGTAGGGCATCGGCACCCCCAACCACGGGCTCCGGCTCCGCTTCAGGCTCGGGCTTCGGCTCCTTGAGTCGCACGACCATCCCCGTCTCGGTCTGTTCGAAGACCAGCGAGTCGTGGTAGCCGTAGAAGCGCGCGCTCTGAGGCGAGCTGGCATCCAGCAGCGTCGAGTCGGCCGCGACGACGAGATCCATCCCGAACGACGTCGCCGCCATGCCGAGCAGGAATTCCACGCAGGCGCGGCCGGACTCGGCGATGTGCTTCGTGTGCGGATAGCTGAAGTCGCAGCCGTAGAGCCCGAGTTTCTTCACGCCCAAGTGCATCGCCAGCGCCACCGCATAGGCGACGGTCGTGTTGCAGTAGGCGTGCGGCACCGACTTGATGACATCGCCCAGCGGATAGGCCACCGAGCCCGGATAGTCCGGATGCGGCCGTGGCGTGTAGATCGGACCGGGATGGTGCTTCGCCCACCGGGCGATCTCGGCGACGTGGCCGGGAATGTGATTCACGTTCTCACCCGGCACCGGGTTGAGGTCCTCGAGCGCGTCCATCATGAAGAGGCGGTCGTGCTGGATCACGCCGCCCATCGCATTGATGGCCCAGACCTCGTCCCACACGCGCCAGCGCCCGCCCGCTTCGATCGTCTGCATCAGGTAGGTGCGGTTCGAGGCGCCCAGCGCCACGATCGCAACCGTCTGCGGAATGTTCATTCCGTGAACATGGTGACCATTGCCGTTCCGCTCCGTCGTGTTCATCTTGTGAACGCTCCTACGTGGCCGCGATGATGCCGACGTTCTTGATGGCGATCAGAAGTGAGTTGAGCGAGTCTTGGACGCCGGTCGCGGTCGTGCCCTGCGGGATCGCGGCCGCTTGCGTGCCGTTGGCCGTGATCTTGCCGCCCGGCTCGACGTTGATCGCGCCGCCGCTCGCTATGACGAACTCGATCGCGCCCTGCTTGCGGTAGACGAGAGGCTGATACGAGGAATCGGCCATTTCGCGCTTCTCCGTTGGTTGCGGTCGGGAGGACCCCCGAGGGGCCCACCCGACCTAGTCACTCAAGACACGGAGCCTCGAGTCGGTTTCTTTAGGCCGCCGGTTGCGGCGACTTCCGCGGACCCCCCTGGATCGCGAGAATCGTGACGGTGCCGGTGGTGGCCGCCGCCGGCGCGACTGCAGCCTTCGCCCAGCGGAACGCGCCGACGTAGCTGGCCTTCTTCACCGTGGCCGCCAAGGATCCCGTCGTGGCGGTGGCGTAGTCCAAGACGACGTCGGCGGCGGCCGCGGCTTCTGTCGCCGTCGAGGCGCTCCCGGCCAGGATCGAGATCGTCGCGGTGACGTTGGTGGCCATCGCCGTCGAGAACGCCATCGCGAAGGTGAGGCTTCCGAAGTTCGATCGGTCTACGGCGCTGCTGACGATGGTCGTCGACAGGGCGACGGGCGCTGCGACCAGCGTGATCTTCGTCTGTTCGTTGATGTAATCGCCGCTCAATGTCGCCTCCTATGGGGCCAACTGGACGCGGACAAAGGCCTCGGCCATCACCGGGGCGCCATCGACTTCCGTCCGGCCGATAAACCCGGTCTGGTTCGTCTCGGCGTAGAGCTCGACCAACCGCTGCACGGTCATGTCGAGGGCATCCACGATCCAGTACTGCGAGAAGTCGCCGAGGATGCCGACGTACAGGCCGTTGGTGAAAGTGGCCGGCACGTACTCGCTCACGGAATACGGCATGTCCAGGATCGTGTCGGGCGTGCCGCCGGTGAGACCCGGCGCCCACAGGTACTGCCCGTTGCCGTCCTTCAGCTTGCGGATGTTCTTGACGGCGGTGCGGCTCCAGATCCACCGCGCCCGGGGCCAGTACGGACCCTTGAGCGTGTACTTCGCCTCGATCAGGCCGTCGGCTGTCAGGGCGGTCTGCGTGTTGCCTGTGCTGACGTCGCGGCTGGTCGGGATCCCATCGGCCGAGGCGGTGAAGACGCCGAGCGGCTGCTGCGCCCCGGTGCCGGTGAGGAAGGCCTTCTCTTCGGTGATCGCGAACTTGTAGGCGAGCCGGGAGGCGACGAGGGACTCGGGCTGCAGGGCCGAGGCGCGCAGCAGCTTGTTGCTGACCTTGATCCGCTTGGCCAGCGGATGCGGGCGCAGCTCGCGCTTGCCGAAGGTCATGTCCGTCTCGCTGCCGGTCTGGAGCTCGGAGGTCCAGTCGGCATCGGCCGGATCGGCGTCGAGGGTCGGTACGCCGAGGGCGCCCGCCATCGTCACGGTGTACTTCGTGGCGAACTGGCGGATGAAGACGAGGTCGTCGACGGCCCGAAGGAGGGTCGCGACGAACTCCTCGGGAGCGACCAGCGCGCCGCCCTTGGTGACGACGTCCATCTGGAGCGCGCGCCGTTCGTGCTCTGGCATGGTCAGGATCGCGGCGGGTCCGTCGAGCAGGTACGACCGGAAGACCTTCTTGTAGGCCTCGTGGGCCCGCGGATTGGCGATCGCGCGATCCTCGACGAGATTCGGGCTTGGATTGGGCTGAGGCCGCAGACCGGAGTCGCTCGTCTGGTGGAGCGCGGCATCGATCGCCGCCATGCGCTCCTCGCGCGCGATCGCCGAGCCGATCGCGTCCTGGGCCTTGTCCAGGCGGCTCCACTCGGCGTCTTCGTCGGCGGTGAGGTCGCGATTCTCGCTCGCGGCCTTGGCTTGAAGTGCGCGCATCGCGGCGACCAGATTGCCGCGTTCTTGCTTGCGCTCCGGGATGCTCGGCATCGACGCCTCCTGTCGGTGCCTCGGCAGGAGGACAAAGAAAAAGCCGCGTGCCGAAGGCACCACGGCCGTTTAGTGATCTCGTCCGTGGAACCAACGGAGCACGCGGCTCGATGGAGTCGCTGCTACCGTGTCACGCTCGGCCCGTCATACCGTCGGGCTGACTGGCAACCGAGCGCCGTGCTACTGGATCAGAACTCTACCGCGCGCCCCCCGGAATGTGTCAAGTAAAATGTGCGCTATGAATCTCGTCCCATTCACCGCAGCGCATATCACGCCCGAATATCTGGGCTGGCTCAACGACCGCGATCTCATGCGGTACTCGCGGCAGCGCTTGCTCGACCATACGCGGGAGTCGGCGTGCGCCTATCTTGCGTCGAAGCATGGGCCGATGTGGGCTGTCATGGCCGACGGCGGCATGGTCGGCACGCTCGGTGCTGACGTGGAGGGAACCACGGCGGACCTCGGCATCATGATCGGACGACCGGGAAAGGGTTACGGACGCGCAGCGTGGGGCCGCGGCATCCAGGCCCTGCTACTAGAGAGTCCCGGTCGAAGGATCACGGCGGGAACGCACATCGACAACGCGGCGATGATCGCCATATTTGCCGCGTATCACATGCGGCTCCTGGCGATCCGTGACGGCCACGTGTATGTGGCGCTATGAACGCACGGACTGCTCGAGCTGCCGCAGCCGCTCCTCGCGACGCTCCCGCGCCGCCGCCAGTGTGCGCGCTCCCTCCAGCGAGCGCACCGCGACGTCCGCCCGCGGATATGCCGGGAAGGCCACCACGGAGACATCGAGCAGCTCGACGTCCAGGAGCTCGCGCAGCGCCGGGTCGCTGCCCACGTCCCAGCTGTCCTTGATCGTCCGAAACCCGAAGGACATGCCGTCCAGGTTGCCCGCCCGCACGTTGGCGACGACATCCCGCCCCGCCTGCGTCTCCAGGGGCGTGATCGTCACCCGCAGCCCTCGGTCGTCCTCGACCAGCTCGAGGGTTCCCGCTCGGTTGCGCCCGATGATGAGATTCGGGTCATGGTTGACCAGCGCCCGGACGTCGGCGCCGCTGGCCAGCGAGCGCTTGAAGGCCCCGGGCCGCACGATCTCGACGAAGCCGCCCAGGTCGAGCGATTTTGAATTGAACACGCTCGCATAGCCCACCAGCCGCGGCGGCTGCCCGGCCTCGGTGCGAAGCTCGACCGTCGCGCACGTCCGCTGTTCCCGCTCGGAGTTCATAGCGCCCCCCTTTAGCCCGCCGTCGCGAGCTCGATCAGCTCGGCCGTCGCCGCATCTTCCCAATAGTCCGCCGCCCCGGGCCCCTCG